TCTGGTAAAGCAGGTGACCCAGAATTTCAAAAAGAATGGGAAGAAGTAATAAAAAAAGATATAGATGAATTTTTATATAAAGATAGCGCAGTCTTACCAGAATATGAAGGTTATGAACTTTCTCCAATTGATAAGAAAAATGAAGTTAAAATTGATACAACGGATCCATTAAAAATAAGAGAAGATTCCTTTAAAATGGTTGCAGATGCTTTTCATGTACCTATAGCTATGATTACTGGTAACGTTTCTAATTTAAACGAAGTAGTAAATACTTTTTTTAATTTCTCTGTATTGCCTATATCTAATATGATAGATACAGAAATAAATTCTAAATATTTTAATTCTTATGATGTGATTAATAATAATATTTTAGTTAAGACTAATTTATCAAATGCTAAGTATAGAGATTTATATGATTATGCAGATAATGTTAGTAAAGTACTATCTTCTTCTATTCAAAATGTAGATGAGATACGTGGAGACTTCAATCGTTCTCCACTTAATACTGAATTTTCTACTAAATATTGGATGACTAAAAATAATGCTAAAATCGAAGATATGTTAAACAGTATAGATGAGAAAGGGGGTGGTAACAATGAATAAATATTATAATCTTTGGAAAAATGAAGATGGGGATATTGCATATCTAGATATTTATGGAGATATAACTTCTTATAGATACTATGAGAGAGATGTATCTAGTTATCAAATTGTTAAAGAATTAGAAGAGTTAACAGGAGTGTCTACTATCTATGTTAATATTAATTCATATGGTGGAGAAGTTTTTGAGGGATATGCAATTTATAATGCGTTAAAGAATCATCCAGCAAAAATTATAACAATAGTTGATGGAGTGTGTGCTTCTATTGCTAGCATTATTTTTATGGCAGGGGAAGAAAGAATTATGAGAGATTTATCTTTTTTAGTAATTCATAATCCATGGATTTATGTTTCTGGTAATGCTGATGATTTAGAAAAAGAAGCACAAAATTTAAGAGCATTAAACGAAGTTGGAAAGAAAGCTTATCTTGATTGTGTAAATATAACTGATGATGAACTTCAGCAAATGCTTGATGAAGAAACTTGGTTATCACCAACAGAAGCACTAGAAAAAAACTTTGCTACTAAATTAAATGATGATGTTTCTAATAAAAGACCTAGTCAAAATATTAGAAACAGTCTTTATCAGTTAATCAAGAACCAAAAGAAAGAATCTTATAAAGATGAAAAAGATATAAAAATAAAAAATGATGATGTTAATAAAGAACATCAAGACATTAAACATAGGAACTTTATGAGTTCTTTTTTTAATGTTATAGAGGAGGAATATACAGATGAATCAATTTAAAGACGAAAACGAATACTTACAGAGTATAGAGCAAGCTATAACTGCTGATGATAAAGAGCAAATGAAAAATGCTATTAAAATGATGGAACAAAAAATTTATAATGATATTAAAAAAGATATGAATTTTATTAATAGTATTGAAGATGAAAAAGAAAAAAGACAAATCCTTTTGCAAAGAGGATATAGAATATTAACTAAAGAAGAAAAACATTTTTACGAAAAATTATTAGAGTATGCTAAAGATAAAACTCCTAATCAATCATTAGCTAATTTCTTAACAGAAGCAGATGGAGATTTGATGCCATCAACTATTATTGAAGATGTCTTTAAAAATTTAACTTCAGAACACTCATTACTTTCTAAAGTAAATGCTAAGTTCGTTAGTTATTTAACTAAGGTATTGTTAAATGCTAATCCAGAACAAAATGCAGTTTGGGGTCCTATAACTGAAGCAATTAGCAAAGAAATCACATCTGCTTTTAAGGAAATTAAATTAGAAGAAAATAAGCTTTCATGCTTTGCAATAATCAGTAATGATTTTTTAACTAAAGATGTAGGACCATCTTTTCTAGATGCTTATATCAGAGAAGTATTAAAGGAAGCAATGGCAAATGGTTTGGAAAAAGCTATTATAGACGGTACAGGAATCAATACATTAATAGGTTTGAGAAGAGATATTCATAATGGAGTAAGCTTTAGTACTACTACGGGATATCCAGTTAAGACAAAAGAAATTGTTAAATCGTTTAAACCTCTTGAATATGGCAAATTATTAGCTAAACTTGCTGTTAAAGAAGATGGAAAAACAAATAAAGCTTTTCAAAAAGTTACACTTATTTGTAATTTAACTGATTACTTAACAAAAATAATGCCAGCTACTACTGTTCAAACTGCAGTTGGAACATTTGTTAATGATCAATTTCCTTTTGCAACAGAAGTAATTGTTTCTAAATATGTACCACAAGGAGAGTGTATAATTACACTTTTAGAAGAATATTATTTAGGTTTAGGTATTTCTAGAAAAGATGTAATTGAAGAAAGTACTGATGTTAAGTTCTTTGAAGATCAAAAGGCATTTAAGATGGTTCAATATGCTGCAGGTAGAGCAGAAGACAATACATCTTCAATTTTATGTGACATTTCTAAACTTGAACCTTTATATATAACTGTGGAACAACACCAAGAAACAATTTCTGCCTAGTAAATAAAACAGAGGTTATTGATTTATGAATAATGATAAAAATGAATCTTTTAATTCTTTAATTGATGAGGTTAAAAATTATTGTTATATAACAAGTCAAGAACCTCAAATAGAAAGAAAGATAAAGGGCATTGTTAAATCAGCAATAACTACTATTTCTAGTATGATTGGGATAAGTCAAAGTGTTAACTTTGACTTTCTAGCTGATGACAAATCTTCTGAATTACTTTTATTGAAAGATTATTGTATGTATAAATGGAATGATAAAACAGATAAAGAATTTTCTAAAGAGTATTTAAGTACTATAATTAGACTTAGAGCTAAATACGAAGTTAAATATGAAAAGGAAAAAAAATCTAATGAGTAGTTTTAACGATGGAATTATTTATGTTTATGAAGAAATTATAAAAAAAAATAGTTTTGGAGTAAAAGAAAATATTAAATCTTTAAAAGATTTAAAGTTATTAGATACATACTTTTTTAAAGAAGAATCTGCTAGACAACAAGATATAACTTTTGCTCGTAGTTTAGATAAAAAACTTACTTTAAAAATATCCATTCCCTATACTGATAATATTAAAAATAAAGATTGTATAGTTATTTGTAATATGTTATATTCAATAATTCATATAGATTCCAGTAAGAGTCAAAAAAAAACCTTTATTTACTTGGAGGGTATTAGAGAAATTGAAAGAGCAGACTATTGAAGAAGATGTTAGATTTCAAATAAGAAATAAGTTATTAAACATTAATACATATATAACTGAAGAAAATTTATTTTATGGTTTAAAAACTGGTGTTGAATCAGAAACATGGAATTATGTTGTTTTTGGAAAAGCTAAATTTAAAAGAACTTCTAGTGGGCTGTCTTATATAGATAATTATTATGTAGATATTATTAGAGAAAATTATATCCCTGATGATATGGTTATTTCTATAATAGAAGAATTAGAAAGTATTCCTGGAGTAAAGTTATGCGAAAATGACTGTGTTATAGAATATGTTGATAAAACTTCAGAAGTTGTTTGTGAAGTTTGTCGAATCATGTTTGCAGCTCCTAAGAAGAAAATAAATCATGCCTAGAATAAAAATATCATTAGCTTTAAAAATTGACGACTTTGATAAGTATATTAAGACATCGAATCAATACAGTCTTTAAATAAAGCGTTAGAAAAATTTAATGGAAAGGCAGAAGAATCAATCAATAACTATCTACATAATGACGCTACTAGAATAATTGTTGGTAAAATAACAAACGAAATGCCGCGAAGTAATAGAAACAAAAACAAATGGGGAAGCTTTAGAAAACCGTTGAATACTAAACATGCTAAAGATAATAAATGGTACAAATCATTTAATTGGAACTTAGCTGCAGCTTTATCTAATAAAACATCTGGTGGAACTAAAAATAGTTTTTACTATTTATTCTATCCTCATGAAGGAACTCAAAAGATAAAAAGAAAAAATCCATTCGCACAAAAAGGATTAGAAAAAAGCGAAAAACAAATTGTTGATGGTTTATTTAAAACATTGAATTTGAAAATTAAGGAGGAATTATAATGAATAAGGTAACAGAAGCTTATGCAGTATTTGATATTAAAGAAGCTTATGTGAAATTTATTGATGAAACAAAAAGTTCATCTGCAACATGTGTTGGTAAGATTACTCATGAATTAGAAACAATAACTACACAACAAAAATGTGGTCAAGTTGTTTTAAATCAACGTAGTAATGGTTCTGGAAATGGAACTGCGACAATAGATATGTATATTCCAGTAGAAACATATAGAGAAATGTATGGTATGAATTTATCAAATTTAAAAGAAGGTGTACATGGTTATGGTTCACCATCTCTACATAAAGAATTTACATATACTGGTGTTGTTGTAGATGAAAAAGGATTAGAAAAATTAATCGCTTATCCAAGATGTGTTGTAAGTGCTGGTCCTAATATGGAAGTTGAACATGGCCAAACTGAAATAAATGCTCCATCTATTCCAATTACATTATTACCTGATAGTAACGGCCTATGTTTTTATGATGTATTTGAATCAGAATTACCAGAAGATGTTACTAAAGATACATGGTTAACAAATTGGTCACAAACATTAGTAACGAATATTAAAGCATAAGGAGAAAAAATATGGAAGAAAATAAAATAAAATGTTTAATAACATATCCATTTGAGGATGCTTATAATCCTGGTGTTAGATTTACACCAGGAACTGTAGAAGAGTTTGATGCAGAAAGAGTAGAAGAAATACATAATATTGAAAAAGCAAATAGTCATATTTTAGGAGATTTACTTTTAATTAAAGAAATAGATGACAAATTTATTTCAGAAAATTATGTTATACCATCAACTGAAATAGAAAATGAAATTGATAATTTAGAAGAAAATCCAAAAAGTAAAGAAAATGAGAATAACGAAGAACAAGAAGATTCAAAAGAAAAAAATCTAGAAAATAAAAATAAAGATAAAAAAATAGATGATAAAAATAAAAAAGAAAAGTAAAAATGTAAGAGGCACATATGAAATCAATAAAAACATTAACTTTGAATGATGGTAAAAAAATTGAGTTAATACTTACATTTGAAGCTTTATATCGTTTAAAATCTACATTTGAAGAAGAATATGAAATCTTTTGTAAACTTATTTTTGAAGGACTACATAATGATTTAATAAATTATATAAGAATTTTACATATTTGTTATTTAATGGCCAACCAAGAAAGTTTAGAAGAAAAGAGTATTTTAAGTTTTGAAGAATTTTTAAAAAAAGTAAATGGTATAGATCCTTTATATCTAGTTAATTTAGCAGTATCATTAACCAGCTCAAAAAAAAACAATCATTTAAAGTAGGTTTTGATAAAATAACAGGTTATGTTCCTAGTGAAATAAATATACCAAAAATTATTCTTGAAGATGTTGAAGATGCTTATTCTTTTTTTGTATCTTTATTAGGTGTAGAAGAAGATATTTTTTGGAAAAGTGATATTTCTTTTTTATTATCAGTAGTCGAAAATAAAAATGCTTATGATAGTTTTATAACTTGGAATCGTTATAAGATGACAAAATAATAAGAAAGAACGAATTTTTTTAGTTCGTTCTTTTTTTTGTTTTAGAAAGAGGGTGAAGTATGGCAAGTAAAAAATCAGATATTAAAACTGTATTTGAGGCTGATACAGAGCAATTTACTAAAGCAGTTAATAAATGCAAAATAGAAACAACTTCATTCAAAGAGAAACTTAAATTAGTTGATAGTGAGTTAAAAGGAAATAGTAGTAGTACTGAACTTTTGACTAACAAACAAACTCTTTTGGAAACACAATATTCTAATTTAAATAAACAAGTAAAGCTTCAAGAAGATTATTTAGAATCCGCTACGAAATATTATGGAGAAGATAGTAAACAAGTTTCAATATTAACTAACAATTTAAACAGAAGTAAAACAGCAAGACAAAATATATTAAATCAGTTAACAGAAACTAAAACTAAATTATCAACTGTTAATGAAGAAAATACTAAATATAGTAAAGGGATTATAAATTGTAATAATAAACTTGAAGAATTGAATAAAAAATTATTAAAAAATCAAAGTGAATATGACAACACAGGCAATAAAATATCAAATTTGAAAGAACGTCAGAACTTATTAAATCAACAATTACAAGTTGCACAAGAAAAAATTAACTTGAATGTTGATGCCTTGTTAACATTAGGAGATGCAACAAAAGAAAATAAAGTTGAGTATGATAAACTTAGTGATTCTTTAATTGATTCACAAATTGAATATCAAAAAATTCAAATAGAATTAAATAAGACTAACTTTGATTTGAAAGAGCAAACCAGTGTATTGAATAAAATATCAAAAGAGTTTAAAACTTTTGGCGAATCTTGTTCAAAAGTTGGTAAAGCTTTAATGCCATTGAGTTTGGCTTCTGGAGGTATTTTAGTAGGGGTAACTAAATCAGCTATTAATTTTCAAGATGCCTTTGCTGGTGTAGCTAAAACTGTTGATGCTACAGATGAAGAATTAGAACAAATAAAACAAGAACTAAAAAATCTATCTTTGGTAATTCCTATTACAACAACGGAATTATCAGAAACTGCTGAAACTGCTGGGCAGTTAGGTATTAAAGCTAAGGATATTTCTACGTTTACAAAAGTTATGGCTGAACTTGGAACCGCTACGAATTTGACCGCTTCACAAGCAGGGGAAGCAATTGCAACGTTTTCTAATGTTATGGGAACAGCTTCTGATGGTTATGAACGAATTGGTTCTGTAGTTGTAAGGTTAGGTAATAATTCTAAAGCAACAGAGTCAGCAATATTAGCAATGGCACAAAGAATGGCTGGTGCAGGAGCAACATTAGGAATGACAGAAGCTGATGTTTTAGGATTAGCTACTGCTTTATCATCTGTAGGCTTAGAAGCTGAAATGGGTGGTACAGCAATTTCTAGAGTAATGAATGATTTTAACCGTGCTGCATCAGGTGTTGAAACTAAATATGGATCATTAAGTCAATATGCAAAAATCTGCGGAATGAGTACTAAAGAGTTTGCTAAAACTGTTAAAGAAGATGCAGGTAAAGCAATTGAATTGTTTGTTATTGGTATGGCAAATGCAAATGAAACATCGAAAGGTACTATTGGTTTACTTGATAAGTTAGGAGTAAATGAGGTTCGTTTAACAGATACATTATTGAGGATGGCTAGTGCTAGTGGAAATGTTTCTGAGTACATTGCTATGGCTAATAAAGAATGGAAAGATAATACTGCTTTAACTAATGAAGCTACTAAAAAGTATGAAACGGTTGCTAGTAAGTTACAAATTTTAAAAAATAGGTTTAATAATTTAGCTATCAATTTAGGTGATTTATTGTTACCTTATGTTGAAGATTTAATGAATAATGCTGAAAGTTTGGTTGATTGGTTTGCGGGATTAGATGAGGGTACACAAAAATTAATTTTAAAAACATTAACTTTTACGACAGTACTTGGACCTTTCTTAAGTGGAATAGGAAAGACAAGTATAACTATATCTGATTTAGCAAGTAAGATTAAAAAATTTGGAGATACAGCAATATCGCTTACTTCTTCTGTGTCT